GTTAAGTAAATAGCTGAATCAAGCCATAAGATAAGATTATATCCTTGCTCCCTTGCTTTCTGTATTGAGTAAGGTTTGAATGCATAAGGATACTCAGAATGTGACTTACAATTGATTTCTGCATAGTTAGTGTAATGAATGAAATCGATACCATAAGGTTTCACGCTTTCTCTCATTCTATCTGCTAACTTGTTATATCGTTCAGTATTGCTGAATGTAACTACACACATCCTGGTAGCTTTACTTGCTATATTATTTACAGATGAATAGTTATAAATCTGCCAAATCAAATCTACTTTAATCTCAGACTGAGGATTCATCTGCTTAGTCCAATCAAAGTCCTCTCCATTGTTTAAAGGTTTGAATCTTGCTTTCTTTGTCAGTTCTCTATTCCATACAGACATAACTGAAGGATACCTCTTGGTGATACCATCCTTAAGCTGCTCAGATTCGTGATAGATAGACTGATCAATAATATGACCAACACCATCAATATACGCTAATACATTTGCATTGATAACATCAACATCTTTATTGAGCAAAGGATATAAGGATTCAATAAAGTTATCCAATACATCATCATCATCATCGACAAACATGATATACTTACCGGTAGCGACATCGATTAATGCCTGTCTTTTTTCTCCTACAGTTAATCCATTAGGTTCATCATAACGAGGAGCATTGTTGTATAACACCTCAACACCATCATAATCGATTACAAGTGATACAATGCGATTAAACAACCGATTGAACTTCTCTTCTCTTTCTTTAACTGTAGCTATTAATATACTTAACTTCATCGTGCCATTATTAGATTTTCTGCATTAACATGAACTACCTTAAAGCCATTGAACTTGTTAATGTAATCAATGTACTTCTGTGTCTCTTTGCCATTGGTCTCTATGCAGATCATTGAACATTGAACTCTATCTAAGTCTATCTGAGTAAGAATCTCATAGTCGATACCTTCACAATCAATAGAAATAAAATCATAGTATCTGAAAGGACTTGTAAGCATAAAATGCTCAAAGGTTATCACTTCACATTCTACTGTCTTGAATGAGTAGGTACCATCCCATCTACCCATCTCGCTATCGATTAAGGTAGAGTAGTAAGTATCGTTTGCATTTAGATTGAATGTTCCGTTAATAGTTCCCATTGCTAACTCATAACAGTATACATACTTGTAGTCTAAGCAATTGTTTGCAAGTCTTTCGAATACATTCGGATTAGGTTCAAAACATACTCCCTGCCATCCTTTCTCCATCAATGCTCTTGTATTAGATAGGTCTTTACCATCATACGCTCCTAAGTCCAGGAACACACCTGTTCTATCTTTAAAGTGATTAAGGATGTATAGTTCTTCTTGATTCTGAGAGTACATGGTTATTTGTTTTGTATGAATTTATAATGATAAATCGGTGTATTTATTCTCTGTTCTGTCTTTAATACTTTTGCATCGTGTATCCTTTTTGCCCATTCATAATCCTCTCCGATAGTTATCGGTAAGAACTTAAAGTCCTTTATCAGTTCTCTTTTCATTGGAGCAATATGATTCGGGAATCTCTCATACACTTCTCTACCATCAACTACCTTTGATCCATAGTTAAAGTTTAATCCCATATCCCAATTGACTAAGTTATGACCATTGGTAGTTATGTACCCATTGATAGGAATCACATCAGGATCATTCTCAATGGCACACATAATCAAAAATATATAGGATTCCAAAGGTTCATCATCATCATCAAAGAATACAACATACTTACCCTTTGCTTTTTCTATTAGTCTATTTCTTTTTTCTCCTGTTGGTGTTTCTCTGTTATCTGTATCGATAAGTATCTCAATGTCTTTAAAGGCATCGCAATCTATGATCTGTCTATTAAGTAGATTAACAGTTTTGAGTAGTGTAGCTTCTCTCGATTGTAATGTGGGAATCAGGATTGATAATTTATATTCCAAAGTTCTTTATTTTACGTTTGTTAAATGTAATCTCATCTGCTATCCACAATGCTCTATCCTCTGTCTTAATACTTAATGCATCTTGAGGTGCTAACCCCCATGCAGGATGAAGATGTCTAAATAATTGAACATTATCACCCATGTACTTATAGCATCCTAACTGCTTCGCTACTATATCATTCTCAACATCGCACCACAAAGATATGTAATCGGGATGATAAATGTAGTTAAATCTGTCATAATAATTCCTTCCTACAATATGCATGGTGCAGACATTACACTTCTGATTGCCATCATTAAAGTGAAGATACTGATTAAAGTCATTGTAAAATTCTGCACGAATAATATCATCGAATCCTTTCTTAGTGAATATCATATCATCAGACATATTGATAAGTATATCCCAATCATAATCAAATTCGTTAAGGTCTCTGTTTATAGCATCAATCTTATTCTTACTCTTACCAACTACAAATGTATGGTTACCATCTAATACCGGAAGAGGATACATACTTTGGTCATCTTTATCAACTGATATAAGTACATGATAATCCTCTCTATTAGCTATTTTATTCAATATAGAATCATACCCTCTAAGAAAGTTAGATCGTCTTGATCTCGAAGTATATTTGAATAGGATCTTCATAATGGCAAAAATACACTTTTAATAGGTTCGTTGAAGAATTTATCCCAATTATTTTTAATGTGAATCTGTTTTTCTTCATCAGTTATACTACTCTTATGATTCGCTGTTGAGTAATCATGAGCAAATAGATATTCTTCAGTCCCTTGTATCATATAGAAAACCTTTTTATTGTCATTACATCTAATACTCCAATCACAATGTTCAAAGCCGTATCCTTCAAACTTTTCATTAAACGCTCCAACCTTGTTTAAATGCTCTTTTGTTATATACATAAACACCCCACCACAATCATTATAACATCTTATATTTGACATCGTTACTATATGGTTATGTAGTTTATCGTTTAAAAATAAAACATGTTCGCCTTGTGATTTTCGTATAAAAAACTCAATCCATCCATCCTTACTCGGATAGCAGTCATCATCAAATAGAAATATATAGTCACAATTCTTTAAAGATCTGAGACATTCATTCTTTCTGAATGCTACACCTCTACGATCTTCATCGGTATCTGTTGCTACATAAATCTTTACATTATCTGTAAAGGTATGTTTATAGATATGATGTAAACACTCCTCTAAACACTCAGGTCGATTGTAAGTAGTTATCCCTATTCCTATGCTAACCATCTATCGAATATCTGTTTGCGTTCTACATTAACTATCTTAATGTCATACCTTGCCGATACATACTCAAATAGATTCTCTTTAAGATCTTCTACTTTATTCGGATTCTTTACCAGGTACTTAATATTATCCTTCCATTTCTTATCTGCTGATACTAAAACATTGTGCAGAGTAATATCATCTCTGTAAGGAATAACATTTGACACGATCACCGCTTTCTTTTTAAATCCTGCTTCAATCAGTTTAAGCTGCGATTTGTTCCGGTTAAATTCTGTGCTGATCAGAGGAACTAAAGCCACATCGATAGAATCGTATAGCTTACCATATTCTAAGATCGGCATCCCATTCAATCTCATGTACGGCTCATCCATATCTTTGAACTCTAATACTCTATTCGACATTAGTAGTTCTCTATAGTTCAAGTTCAATAGGTGATACCCTCCAGTGAAGCACTGCTCAATATATTTGTAATATGGATTCGGTGTTATCTCACCTTTTGCATCCTGGTTGAAATTATAACCTGCTGTTAATAGCTGCCATTTATCCTTAATAGTTTTATCCTTATACAGCTTCATCAGTTCAGGATACAACATTTCGATATCAGCAATGTGATGTACACCTGCAACATATCCGAATCTCATTCTGTTATGTGTGGTCTCGATTGGATTCGGTTGCCATTGTTCCTCCTCCGTATTGATGGCATTTGCTAATACATACACATTCTGATTATAATCTCTGATTCTACTTGCTAAGTAGTTAGTAGTAGTAGTAATAAAGTCAGCATCCTTTAATGCTTGTATAGTATTCTCAGCATATCCGTTATTCTTATACTGAAGATAAAGACTGTGATTCTTTGGAAGTACCCAATAGTCATCAATGTCGAAATGTACTTTAAGACCTAATCGTTTGTACCTGGAGACATCTGACTTAATCTCTCTAAGAAAGGAAATACATTTAAACTTCTTTAAGTAATCATCAGTTAATTCAGATTCATTATAAGTAAATTCTACTTCAATCCCTAATGATGCAAAAGGAACTATCTGACGATGGTACTGTAGACCTGTTATTCTACTACTTGTTACAACTAATATCATATTCTGTCTTTATTTTTTCTGTTATATTTTTGACCATGTACTGAACTGTCTTAAACGATATACCCACCAATGCTCCCACCTTCCGATAAGTACCATGCTCAACGTATAGTTCTAACAATCTAAATTCTGTCGGGAATCTCTTCTGTGCTATCTTCTTCTCTATCTTATTCATCAGTAACACTACATCAGAATGTATCTGATCAATGTTATCATCTTCGTATACTTCTCCATTTGTTGTTGTTTCGCAGCTTCTATATTTCTTGTAGAATGCCATGTGTGGCTGAGTATACTGATAGTACATAATCTTATAACAGTATATCTCTAAAGTCTTTTTATTATAAAGATTAACCAGATATTCAATATCCATCTCAGCAACGATAATCAACAGTTCAGATAAGAGGTCATTATATAGGTCATCTCCTTTGGTGATGCGGATTGCAGATGACTTGACAGCTTTAGAATTGTAGATAAACAGAAGAATATCGTTTCTTTTCACATTCAAAGATACCTAATATAAATTAATTGTGTAATAAAAATACTTTATTTACTAATTATTCCAAATTATTTTGAATTTTTTCTCGCTGATTATCAGCACTTTATAATTATTTTTATACACTTATGTCGGGCGTATGTAAATAAAATATACATTTGTCCTATCAAAATCAAACAAACAATTTAAAAAACTAAAACTATGACAAAAGTAACTAACACCGGAACTTACAAAGTTAAATTTATTGCTAAATCTTTTTTTGCAGTATTTGAATTTAATGATGGTGAAGTATTATTTTTAAGTAAACCTTACAGAACTGTAAACGGAGCGACAAAAAGATTATCAAGTCATATTAACCAATCTAATTAATAACCAATGATACTAATACAATCAACAGTTAATCCTGATCACAGATTCATAAGTTACTCTGCATGGATGAAATACATTAAAAACAGAAATAATCAAACCTTAACTAAAACCATTAAAAACTATGACAAAACAAGAAACACAAACCAAAATTAACGAGCTGATTACATTACTTAATACATTAGATGTAGAAGGTATTACAGCTAAAATCTTTGTAGCAAATGATAACATTCTTAAACTATTAGCAACAGATTACAATGTTAAGATATACGAACCTTTTGAGATGTTTGGCAATGAAGAGAGAATGTTCTACTTCAGTAAGGATAAAGTAACGATCCATGTTAAGAGCCAAATGAAGTACAGAAGAGAAACCCAATTAATTGAATACTAATGATGAGAGAAATAAACTACGGAAAAGTCTTGGAGAAATCTATTAAGAAGAAAGGCATCAGTAAGAAAGCAATCTCAATGATGCTTAACATTAGCAGAAGTACATTATATTCGAGACTTAAGGATGGTGAGTTCACCTTCTGTCAAATGATAATTTTAAGAGAGGAGAATTTAATATGAATTATGATGATTGGAAGTTAGCAACACCACCGGAGAATGATACGAAATGTCATGAATGCGGAAGAGAATGTTCAGATTGGGATTTACACATATTAATTATTAACTTCAGAGCAATTGATGTATGTTCAGATTGCTTAGATAAACTTACGATAAATGACTAAAATAACACAAGCAAATTCACAGCAACAGGTTTACGATTGCTATCTTAAAGGCATGACACCTGAAACAACAGCAAAGCATCTGAAGTTATCGTATAAGTATGTAAAGAATAAGTATGAGGACTTCACTATTCATTCAGCTACTCTAAGAGGAAACGATAAGGCAGAGCGGATTGCTCAGATTTATGCAATCGAAAGAGAATTGTTCAGCATCATGGAGATGAATCCGAAAGATAGCAGAATTGACCACTACACACAAATCTATAAAACTTATCAAGTATGAAGAAAGACGTCCAATGGTTACTACTTGTAATCTTAATTACCATGATCTATGCAGGAAGTTACATCAACAAAAGCAAAGAATCAGCAGAACAGATCAAAGCAGTAAAGATTGAGTATGTTTTGAAGTATCAGCAGTATTGCGATTCAGTTACCATCTTTTGTATTAACGAATATGATATTGTAGGAAGATGCAAGAAATGATAGCAGAACTAAAGGAAATACAAAAGACATTTCCGAATGCTCACATCCGGTATAATGCCGAGACAGATACACACTTTATCTCATATTTTAGTGTAAAATATTACAGTTCATTATTTATTAATTAATTATCTTTACAAAAAACAAAACTATGGAAAAAGAAGTAACACACTGGAAACAGAAGCTAACCGATGTAAATTGGATAGGAACGTACATCCTACCGAATGGTATGGATATCATCGTAAAATTATTAAGAGTAGAATGGAAGGAAGATCTCAAGGTAATGGGACAAGCTAAAAAGTCATTTGTAGCTTACTTTGGAGATAACAAGTACTTTGATAAACCAATGCTATTAAACAAAACTAATCTTAGCAGAATAACAAAGATCACCGGAACACCGAATCCTCAAGAATGGATTAACCTAAACATGGATGTTATTCTTTGTCAGGAAATGGATAAGGCAATTGGAGGAGGTAAAGATTGGGCATTGAGGATTAAGGAATACAATAAACCTATTCTGATCTTAGACAGTGCAAACTTCATCAAAGTAAAGGAAGCTATTCAGTCAGGCAAAGCTACAATCGAGCAAGTAGAAACCAAATACAAGTTAAGTAAGGAGGTAAAAGATGCGATTATTTAAGATAAGATGCTCAGCAATTGGACAAATTATGTCCAATGCTAAGGTTAAAGGAGAATTATCAGCAGGATGTAAAACATACTTAGAGAACTGGTATGCCAACGATAAAGAAGAAATTCATTCAAAATACTTCGATAAGGGAAATATGGTAGAGAATGAATGTATTGACTTAATGGCATCTGTATTAGATAAGGGAATAGCATTTAAAAACGATGAACGTAAAGAGAATGAATATTTAATTGGTACTTGTGATGTTCAGCTTGATGATTGCATTGTAGATGTTAAATCGGTATGGAACAGAAAAGGACTTCATGCAGCTTGTAATGGACTTGACAAGGATTATGAATGGCAATTAAGAGGATACATGGAACTGTACAATAAACCAAAAGCTATTCTATTCTATGGATTATGCGATACACCGGAAGAATGTAACTATGGTAATGAGGTGATATACTCAGATATGCCATTGGAGGAGAGATGGACTGCGTATAATGTGGAATCAGATTCCATATTAGTCCAGGATATTATTGACAAGGTTGTCAAATGCCGAGAGTACCTTGAAGAATATGATAATAAAATTAAAAGTAAATTAGGTAAAATTAATTAAGATGGACTATAGATTAGATTTATTCAACGCATTAAAAAACTATCAGGATAATGCTACTGCTGATGATCACTTATTTTGTTATTCGTATAATACGGAGGAAGGAGATTCGCTACAAACCTATGTCGGTGAGATGCCAATTCTCGCAGATAAGCTAAGCGAATTAGATTTAGATGATTATGGTACCAGAGTAAAAGCTACTATACTAAATGCTGCATCCTTTATCCTACAGATGGATGACAAATTAAGAGAACATTTTATAACCACGATTAAAGAAATTACAGATGAACAATTAAAAACTAAAAAAAATGTACCTAAAAATTAAAAAAGCAGAGTTAATACCTGATACCTACGGTCAAAAAATATCTATTAGCATGATAGGTCTTTATGATGAGAACGATAAATGGATCAGATGGATTAAGTTAAACGAAGAAACAATCAAAGTCTTAAACAATAGTAAATTAACAATTAAAAACTAAAAACAAATGAATCTAAAAGGCAAAGTAAAGTTAGTCGGACAGACAGAAGCAGTATCCGATAAGTTCAAGAAAAGAGAATTGGTAATTACCACCAATGACAATCCAACGTATCCGCAGCACATCTCAGTACAATGTACGAATGATAAATGTGTTATGTTAGATAATCTATCTGTAGGTACTGAAGTATCGTTAGAAATCAATTTAAGAGGCAGAGAATGGATGAGTCCAAAAGGCGAAGTAAAGTACTTTAACACAATCGAATGTTGGAAAGTAGATGTAATTGGATCAGCACCGGTAGTAAAATCATTATCTGCTCCAATACCCGATGATCTCCCTTTTTAGTTAATTAGCTGATAATAAGACTGCTAATGAAAATTAGCAGTTTTTTTGTTACACTTCCATTACACATTCATTACACATTGAAAACACATTAAAGTATTAACAATCAATCACTTAAGCTAAAATGTTACACATTGCACATTGTTTTCAAAACTTTTTTAAAAAACAGTGCCTTCTCTTTTTAAAATTTGAAATGATTAGAGAAATAATGTGTTAATGTGTAATAATTAAAATTAATAATTACATTTGCATCTCCTCAAAAATAAAACTATGGTAACAATATTCAAAGATTTATATACAACATCAACACCATTCTACAAGGATATCACATTTATTTTGGAGCGGATTAAGACTGGTAAGAGCAAAGACCTGGTCGAAGCAATCAGAAATGAGAAGAACAAAGAGAAGAGAGATGCATTAAAAATTAAACTTCCTGCAATCTTATTTAGTGGAACATTTACCAATAGGAACGCAAAAGGACTAAAGGATCATTCCGGTTATATCTGTTTAGACTTCGATAAGTATGAATCGGATAAGAAGATGACCGCAGATCGGAAGAAATTTGAGAAGGATGAGTATACCTTTTCTGTCTTTACTTCTCCTTCAGGTAATGGACTCAAAGTAATTGTAAAGATACCTCCAGTAGTAGAGAACCATCGAGATTACTTTATAGCATTAGAGAAGTATTACAATTCTGAGAACTTCGATATTGCTTGTAAGGATGTAAGCAGAGTATGTTATGAATCTTATGATGAGAAGATATACATCAATCCGAAATCTAAGGAATGGAATAAATTTGATGAGATATTAGGATCATCGTTTATTGAAAATTCCCCTATAATAGTTTTGGAGGATGAGAACGAGATCATCAGCAGATTGATAAAATGGTTTGATAAGAACTACAGCATGACTGCCAATAGAAATACCAATCTGTTTATCTTAGCTTCTGCTTTTAATGAATTTGGTATATCGCAGGATAGCTGTAAATACTACTGCCAAAAGTTTATACAGAAGGATTTTACTGAGAAGGAGATAGAGAGAACCATCAGATCAGCATATTCTAAAGTATCGGCATTTAGAACTAAGTACTTCGATGATGATAAGAAAGTTATGCAGCTTCGTAAAGACCTCAAGAAAGGTATAGGGATTGATGAACTGAAGAAGCAATATAAGGGAATTGATGTTGAGACCATACTTGAAAATACCCCTACAGATATATTTTGGTTTATAACGAAGAACAATAAGATCGGTATTGATAACTTTAAGTATAAGACCTGGTTAGAGCAGAATGGATATTACAAGTATTATCCTGAAGGTAGTGAGTCATTCATACTTATTAGAATTGAGAACAACATCATTGATACAGTTAATGAAGTTAAAATAAAGGATTTTGTACTATCATTCTTGTTAAAGCAAAAAGAATACGATGTGTATCAGTACATGACTAATCTGCCGAAGTACTTTAAAGAAGATTTCTTAAATACTATTGACATCATAGACATTAGATTTAAGGAAGATACGAAGGATAATGCATACCTATACTTTAAGTCTAACGTAGTGGAGGTGTCTTTGACCGGTATTAAGATTATTGATTACATAGATTTAGATGGTTTTGTATGGAAGAAGCAGATCATTGATCGTGAATACAAAGAATCTTTGTTTGAGGATTGCGTCTATAACAAGTTTATCTCATTGGTTGCAGATTGTGAGCAGGTCAGATACAATACAATAGTATCAGTAATCGGTTATCTGTTACATTCTCACAAGACATCAGCCAATAACAAAGCAATTATTATTAATGATGAGACCATCTCTGATAATCCGAATGGAGGAAGTGGTAAAGGATTGTTCTGTAATGCTCTAAAATATGTTAAAAAGGTTGATACTATTGATGGGAAACAATTTGATTTTAATAAAAACTTTGCTTACCAAACATTGAACGCAGATACGCAGGTGTTAGTATTTGATGATGTTGAGAAATCCTTTAACTTTGAAAGTCTATTTAGTATTATTACTGAAGGTATCACCATTGAGAAGAAGAACAAAGATGCCATTAAGATACCAGTATCTCGAAGTCCTAAGATAGTGATCACAACGAATTATACTATTGGAGGTGTAGGAGGATCATTCGATAGAAGAAAATTTGAAATTGAATTTAGCAGCTACTTTAATGCTTCCCATACACCGGAGCAGGAATTTGGAGGATTGCTATTTGATGGATGGGATGATAAAGAATGGAATATGTTTTACTCATTTATGATTAGCTGTCTACGTTACTACATGGAGAACGGATTGGTTAAGTATGAGCATAAGAACCTGGAGTTAAGAAAGCTATACAAAGAGACAGCGACAGAATTTATCGAATTTATGGATGATGCAATGTTAGTACCAGGAGAAAGAATAAACAAAACGGATCTGTTCAATAGATTCGTTACTGAGTATAAGGATTTTAACAAATGGCTAAAGCAAAAAAGATTCAAAATATGGATTGATACCTATGCCAATTATAAGAACTATAACACTGAACATGGTACATCCTTAGATGGTAGATGGGTAATGTTTACAAATAAATAAAATATGTTAAAAAAACTAATCGAGTTGAAGCATTTAGAGGAATGTAAGAAGTATCCATCAATGCCACCTGCGTACATTCCGCTCACTAAGTTTACAGATAAGACAGCCAATGGACTAACGAAGTGTGTAATTGCCTGGATTAATCTGCATGGAGGACAAGCTGAGCGGATTAATACTACCGGGAGAATGATTGATAAGACAAAGGTAGTATCTGATGCATTAGGACAGAAGCGAATGATTGGTAGTGTAGAATGGCAGAAAGGAACAGGAACAAAAGGCAGTGCAGATATCTCTGCAACGATCAGAGGAAGAAGTGTAAAGATTGAAGTTAAGATGAAAGACAAACAGTCAATTGATCAGATAAAGTATCAGAATGCCATTGAGAATGCAGGAGGGCAGTATTGGTTAGTGCATAACTTTGATGAGTTTATCTTCCATTATGATTGCTTCATTGATTACTTAACTAATTTAAAATAGAAAAACTATGAACGTATTATCACTATTTGACGGAATGTCTTGTGGACAACAGGCATTGCAAAGGTCAGGAATAAATGTAAATAATTACTATGCTTCAGAGATTGACAAGTATGGCATTAAGGTAACAATGGCTAACTATCCAAACACTATCCAGTTAGGTAGTGTAGTAGATGTAGATGGATATAAATTGCCTAAAATAGATTTACTTATTGGTGGATCACCTTGTCAATCTTTTTCATTTGCAGGAAAACGCAAAGGCATGTCTACAAAGGATGAACAAGAAATTTTAACGCTTGAGCATTATCTTAAATTGAAATCTGAAGGATTTGAATTTGAAGGACAATCATATTTGTTTTGGGAGTATATGAGATTGCTGAATGAAGTGAAACCAAAATACTTTTTACTTGAAAATGTAGAGATGGGCGAAAAGTGGGAAAAGGTTTTGAGCAAAGCAATTGGTGTGAATGGAATCCATATCAATTCAGCATTACTATCTGCGCAGAATCGCCGCCGTATTTACTGGACAAATATCGGAATGCAACCGAGTGGATTGTTTGGAGATTTAGAAAGCATAATTGAACAACCAACGGACAAAAAGATATTGTTAAAGGATATATTAGAAATTGAAGTTAATGAAAAGTATTTTTTGAGTGAAAAAATGATTAACACAGTAACAAAAAGCGATGGAGGTGAAAGATGTTTTAATAACACAAAAAAATCGATGTGCATTAAATCATCTTATTATAAAATGGGTTATGATCATCAATACATAGTCCACAACACAATGCCACGTTCATCAACAACAGGCAAAGGCGGAACAGGACATTTGAGCAGAGCAGATGGAAAGACTTATTGTTTAGATACTGGAAACACTAATGCGGTGGAGATAGTTTTAACATCAAAAGACAAAAGGCTAAAACAAACTATTGATGAAAACGATTTGATAGATGGTGAGGTAAAAGCACTTGATGTTTATAATCAATCAATACACGATAGATATCCAACCTTAAAAGACCCAAAGCATAATGACAGAGCATTATTTGATGGGTCACGCATCCGCAGACTAACACCAATAGAATGTGAACGATTGCAGACTGTTGCAGATAACTATACAAACCATGTCAGCGACTCACAACGATATAAGATGTTAGGCAATGGATGGACTGTTGATGTTATTGCACATATTTTTAAATACATAAAGTAATGTCAGACCTAACCAAATGCAGAGGGATAAACTGCCCAATCAAAGACCAGTGCAAAAGATACACAGCTAAAGATTCAGTATGGCAGTCTTACTTTATGGAATCTCCTATTAAGGATGGCAAATGTGATATGTATTGGGGAGAGCAAAACGAAAGTATATTTAATCAGTTAAAAAGAATACTAAACAAACAAGACTAATATGACAACAAATAGAATCAAAGAAATACAAGATAAAACGGCTTATCCAAATAGTGTAAGTGTTCAACAAGCATTATTACAAGTATGGAATGAATGCCAACAAGATAATACTGATAATGCAATAAGATTTGCTGAATGGTTATTTGGTGATATAAATGGTAATGGAGCAACTAAGCAAGAACTACAAGATAAAACAACATTTGAACTTTACATTTTATTTCTAAACAAACAAGACTAATGAAAATAACTGCAACAAAAATTAAGAGAGAATTAGAAAAGAATCATGGATGGATGAATTTGGATGATAAAGATGGAAATTATGCATTAATAAATGAACTCATTAAAGACACATTGAAGGTAGTGGATAAAATATTAATGTATCAAAAAGGAATATCAATTAAATAAACAAACAAGACTAATGAAAAGTAAAAAAGAAATAGAACAGTTAGCTATACAAGATTTTAAGTTTTGGCAAGATTGTGGTCATTATGAATTATCTGATTTAAAAAGCACAGATTACTATTATGATGGTTTTACTAATGGTTACACCCAATGCCAAGAAGATATGGCTGATGTTATGGAAGATTTTCTTGAATATGTTAGAGATAATTATACTGGTTTTGGAGCACCTCATTTAGTTCACAATAAAGGTGGACAAAGAAAAACAAAAGCAATAATTGAAGACTTTATCAACTCACTAAACAAACAAGACTAATATGAAAAAACTAATACCATACATCACAGCAACAGCAATATTATACTTTTGTTTTGCTTTTACAACTTGGCAATGGAATCCTGAACAATGGGATGAATCTAAAAGATTTGGATTTATAATTTTTTGGTTATGTACTGTGGTTATGGTATACCCATTAAATGAAATTATTAAACTAAACAAACAAGACTAATGACAACCGAAGAACAAAAGCAGCACATCACTACCTTTTTCAAGAGACAAAGGGAAATACTAACAAGCAAAGGCAATGACTATGCAAATGAAGATAGACTATCTAATTTTAAGTTAGCAGGAACAATCTGTCAGTTATCACCTGAGCAGAACTGCCTATCGTTAATTGCTACGAAAGTGGCACGATTAGGTGTATTGTTGAATGGTCAGATACCATCAAATGAAAGTATTAAAGATTCCATCATTGACCTTGCGAATTATTGCGTACTTTTGGACGAATTAATAGAAGATAAATAATTGAATAGTCAGATGGCGGAATGGTAGACGCACATCGGTAGGTGATTTAGTTTGAGGATACAGCGACAGTCGAGGTCACAAACATATACAAATGTAGGTTCGAATCCTGCTCTAACTACTAACATAAAATAAATGAAACGAGATTACATCTACATTGGAATTATAGCTATAGTTATATTCATGTACTTCACTAAAATGCCTGATCCGAGTAAGAACGAGTATAAGACCTACATCAAAGTAAAGGATAGTACTATTCGTGTCATTCAGGAGAAGGAGATCATCAGAGAGAAATCAAAAGTAAACATCACAAACATATTCAACACCTCAGCCAATGAACAAACGAAATACACTAATTCTGATAGTACTCGCCTTATCTTTATCGATTCATTCCTACGCTCAAAAGGATACCGCTAAGTATTGTTTCACTGGTGCTGAGATGAACGAATGGATTAAGTCAGCAATAAACGAGAAAGCATATAAAGCTGCATTTGATACCTTGCAGAATGTAGTTAAGATAGATGAATCTATTATAGTCGATTTAAAGACCTTAAACAAGTCAGCAGATAGATTAATTGATGAACAAGTCAAAAGCATCAGAAAACGCAAATTATCTGTACGTTTATGGCAGTTTATTGCAGGTGCTATATCAGCAGGATGGATTTACACTCTGATTCGGTAGATTCTCCTCACTTGCCTTAACGCTACGATCAAACCAATCTGAATGCATTTCTGATAGTTCAGTATAATTTTCCTTTACTTTAATCCATCCTTCATCATCCATGTATAAAGCTGTGCATCCTTTGTAGTTATTCTCTACGAGATATGTCTCCTCAGATACGGAAAGAATCTTACTTATAAATATAGTCCTCTTGAATGAGCAGATATCTCTTCTTCCTAATAGATTGTTCTTCTTAATTATGATCTGCGTTATCTCTAACTGAATGTCGTTTATTACTTTCATCGATTATTATAAGTTTTTAAACTAACTGAAAAGTATTTTTTACATTCCTGACAATGCATATTCGCTAAAACAGATCCACTTGCTAAAATAATACGTTTATTTAGATAAGTTTTTTCACATCCGCATTTCGGACATGAACAGGAATCATTATCCATAAATCTTCCAATATGTGTCTTTGGCTTAGCATATCCTTCCATTTTTAGATATACCTTTTCTAATAGTTCAACATCTCTTTTGCAGTATTCAATCATCTTTGTCATAGCTTTACTGCTATTCCTCTGAATGATGTCATGCCATAACTGGATGCCTCCGGTATCTTTCTTACCACCGAATCCTAAATACTTACCGATTGCATCTAATCTATTGGATGGGAAGTTAAACTTTTGGCGTGAAATCTTTAACGTATCGATAGATTTAAACTCAGGTAATGACTTATGACCATGAATTAGGCATCGTGTTCTAATCCACTTTAAATCGAATTTATCAGAATTATGACCAACTACTTCATCACTATCGTTGATGATCTCAACAAATTTCTTTATCATCTCTTTATCGCATCCTTTATTCCATTTCAGATGGTATATTTTTGGACTACCTTCGTACTTATAACAAATGCAAATAATTGCACTATCGTTAAGTACCTGGTCATATGTTATAGATGTTTTAAATGATGGTCTCCAAAACCAACCTGTCATATAGGATGTTTCAATATCGAAGAATACTCGTTTAAAATGTCCCATATGTTTTTATATTGGTTTAAGCAAATGTAGACTATTATTCTTTAGGTGTAGTATTTTTCTTTATTGCTTCGTATGTGGTCATTCCCAAAGCTACAGAAACAAAAGCGAAATCTAATGCCAATATCTCACCGACATATTCCCACTTATCACTCTGAAACCATTTGATGTGTAGCACTACAACCATTACGATAATTACAAAGGCAGAAAGTTTACGAGCGGAATAACCACCGGAATGCGTCTTAAAAGAATTTAGAAGATTATCAATTGCTTCTTTAAATTTATTCATATCTTTGAACTTTCTACGTGTTTAATCGAGTACCTGAATTAACAGGTTTCCTAATGGGACAACTTCATGGTAGTTGTTGTTAGATTTTACTTAATTGCCAATACCATATTTCTATTCTGACCTTGTCTAAAAGAGATATGTATCCAGGTATAATCATATTCATTGATAAGCTGATCATAAACTAAGTTAGCTTTGCACCAATCAAATAACTTTTTATTCTCTTCCTTACTACCTGCACTAAGGTCAATCGCTTCACCTTTACAATGCTGAGAAGATGGATTCCCTCCTACCTTTTGATTAAGCAATGTGCATCTAAAGAACGAATTGATCTTAATAGGTTTGCCATACCATTTGCGTAATGGCTCAAAACAAGTATTCGCAACAATTCTCATTGTAAACAACTGATGCTCTGTTGGTGTATTTTCAATTCCAAATCTTAAAGCAGTCGGTGATTGTGTAGCTTCGTTATAGCTGATATGGTCTGATATATCATTCATCGCCCTTGTGCCTTATATGGTTTATTGCTTTCTTTTTTATTGGGATGTTTTTTTGCTACACCTTTCTTCTTTACCTTCGTTATGGTTATAACGGATTCAGTTTTCTTTTTCATTTTCTTTTATTTAGAAATTCGCTTCTCCATTTCCACAAGGTATAACCGATAGCTAAGCATAACGAAAGTAATTTTAAGGCATTCTCAATATCAGTAAATGTAATAGCAATAGCTACACAATGCAATAATGGTACATCAAAGTAATCTAAAATTCGAGTCATAATGGAGAGATTATTTTTTTAATTGATTTATAATATCATTTAACTCATTCGACAAACGGATAGCTTTTTCCTCAAGTGATTCTATTTTTGTAGGATCTTCGTAAACCATATAGACTTCACCTTCAGGTGTTTCTACTTTCCAACTATCTTTTCCATTACCTTGTAACTTGTATGTATATATATTCATCTTAATATTTATTAAATAATCGTACATTACTATATACACCAGTTGGATTCGTTACCCATGCAGGTGCAACAATTTTAATGCTATATCTATCTGTTGTGTTAGCTATTGTTATTGATGGTGTAAAGTTAAATACTCCTGTACCATTTGTTCCTGCATCCATTGTGATGTTACCGATTGAATTATCTGTTGCTGTTGTTATATTTCTTAGTGATACTGCAATTGTTTCACTTGTTCCATTACCTGCCATAAAAGTTGTAAATACAAATCTCGTTACTGTTCCGGTTCTTATGAATGTAAATTCTCTCCCTGATGTTGTTGTACCTGGTGCAAGTTGAACATTTAAACCAAAGTTGTAGCTTGTTGAATCGGCAGGATTAAAAGTAGTACCACCTAACTGAATCCATTCTCCTACATTATCAAACTGAGTCTGTATTGAACTTGTTACTCCTTTAACAAAAGCAAGTTCTGAAAGAGATGGATATGTTGCTGTCGATAAACTCTTAATATTTTTACTTGCATCAAACGAAGCAATTGTACTCGCTGTTTCTGAACTTAATATTATTGCAGGAGATGTAACTGTTCCGGTGAATGTAGGTGATGCTAACTCTGCTATACTTAAATTTGCAGCAGTTTTATTCTTCCATAAACTTGTTGAACTTTCGTATGCTAAAAGATTCTTATCAGCTAATGTACCTGGATTGATATATACATTATGAAGTTCATCCAATTCCCAACCATTCATTATCTTCACATAAATTTTTCCGTGTACTGCGTGAGCATATTCAACATATCCCATAACTACAATATGACCTGTCGCACCTGTTGGTTTAATATTCGTAATTCTTCCTGCTGTTGATGGACTTAGATACAATACATCTCCATCTGCCCATGTTTCGCCTTGCAGACTTCCTGTTGTATTTATTTCTAACAATTGCCCCATTGTTATAATAAATCCTTCTTGATTCGTTGCAATTGTTTCAGTTACAAGTCCAATAGTATCAGCACTATTTAAGTCAGTATTTGCTTGTGCTAAATCAACTGACAATCTTTGTCCTGTTGCACCACTTACTTTTACTGCTTGATAATTCGCTTTTGTTAATGTAGTATTTGGTGTTACCTTATTAACTACTCTTGCAACTAAATCCATACCATTTTTTAATACAACACTTCCACCTTTTAAAGTGGTTTCTGAAATTCCATGTGAATCATTCCATTGTGTAGTACCTACGGCAGCAGTTCCTGTTGGTGTAATATCTAAAGTTAATTGACCTGCTTTAATTTCATACTCTCCTAAGTTTACATTTGCATTTGCTCCAGTATAAGGAACTTTCAAAGCTAAGTCATTAGCAGTAACAAATACATTCGATGTACTTGGCGAATTTGCTCCATCTAACGCATTCTTTTGATTAGTTGTAGGTAATGTAGGTAAGTTTAAATTTATGTCCATTATGGTGCTGTTATATTAAATGTTTCTGTTGCAAAATTTGTCGATGATCCACTCTGATTCAATACTCCATTCACATATATCTGATATGTTCCTGAACAGCTTCCTGCTGTTGTTGTATAACTTCCTCCTGCTGCAACTGTTGTAATGATCGTTCCATTTGAATCGTATATCGTTACAACTGGACAGACAGAACTTGGTGATACATTACCCACATATGGCATTGCACATCTATCACTCGTAAATGGTAGCACAAATGAGATATTCATCTTCCATCCCGATACACTATCAACGAATCTCTCTGTGAAATCTTCCAATGTACTTACGTTATCCTGGAAGTTCCAATCATATGATGGATGCTTTAACTGTGCTAAGAAATCCTTTGCAATACTCAACTGATCCGATAGTACTTCTGTCTCGTTTATTTCGCCATTCTTCACAGCATCCATAAACAACAAAGAGAACTTATAAGTCTCAGTCTTTGCAGATGTACTTACATCAACACCTTCTAATGTTACCCAATTTAATGGATACTGAATGTCACCACTTGCAGCTATCTCCCAAATGTCACCGAATCCCCATGTATTAACCTGGAGGTGATTATTTGCTATTTCTTGAAGCTGCTGAACTATTTGATTTAATGTCATTCTTTTTCTTTATAAAATAGTCCTTAACTTTTTGTTCTACCTTCTTAGATATGTCTCTTTTCATTTAGCAGTTATTTAATTTGCCATAATCGATGTCTAATCCATAACTATTCAGACCTTCCCCTAAATACCACCCTTGCGTAAAATTATTAACCACCGGTTGAACTGTATCGATACCATTACCTGCATCATTGTATAATGGATAGGTAGTATCGTTCTCTAATAGAAATCTCGTTATACGATCAGAATAGAACTCTGCTCTATCTTTAAAGAATGCCATCAATCTGTCTAACTCAGCTACTCCGATTGTTTCAGCATTCTCAGAACTGCGAGTAACTACTCCTTTATTCATTATCTTATATTGTAAGATATACGCTCCATCATGTAACACCCAATACTTTAAAGCAGGTGAAATATATGTATCTAATAACGTCTTATAACCTGTAGTTGAATTGACAGTATTAGTTGATATTTTAGTCTTTAAATCATTGTATAAAGCTGTACCTAATATAGATAAGATACGGATATCCTGTGTCTCTAAGATACTTGAACGCAATAACTTAATGTCTACATTCTCATCGATATAGGATGTATCTTTAATGTACTGCTCTGATATGAATAATATTTCTGCCATTTTAATTAGTTTTTATAAGTCCAAAGAAAACCTCCAGCACTTTTTCTTATTTTACTTCCATTTGCTACTTGTGATATGCTTCTATAATCTACACCTGTAATTCTACACGCCTCTCTTGTTCCAATATATTCAGCAATAAAATCACCATTTTTATTATTTTGAATAACACATTTATTAAATGGACTTCCCTCTATTTTTTTTCTTTTTGATGATTCAGGATTTTTTTTTCCTAATCTTGATGGAGGTAAATTTCCACCATTAGATATATTAACCAGTTTATAACCCATTGATTTAAACATTTCAATATACATAATTTCTTTTTTTATAGCGGATTCAATGTCTATTTCTGATTCTAATATATTTATTTTAGGTTTTAATCCTTTATTTTTTAAAGAATTAATCCAATTTTTTTTATGTTTATTAGTATCGTATTTATAACCTAAATGTTCTAAATATCTCCTATTAGGATTATTAGAAATACCTACATATTTTATAAATCCACTAATCGGACAAGTTAATGTATAGATATTATAATTATTCATTTATTTTTATTACTACTTGTTTAAATATATGCCTACAAAATGGAACACTTACACCACCTTTATTCCACCATCCACCTCTCGATTCCCACACATCTAATCCCTGTTCATTGTTTAATGTTTCAATCTCTGATCGTGAATATAACTTATCTTTGTTCAGCATATCAACACAAAACTCTCTGCTATTCTTTTTATCTTTTGCATCGAATCCTGCTCTCCATCCATAACGATACTTTACTTCTATATTGTCAGTCTTTGAATCTTCACTTGCCTTCGTTCCTTTCTTTGTTGGTTCACTGCCAGAACTTAAGTAACCCCTCTCAACTAATGATGTAATGATGTCATTTACTTCCTTTGTGCTAATCTTTAATACCTTTGCAATACTTTCACTCGGTGTTAGTATATCCTTCCCCAAAAGGTCTATAATAGCTTTCTCATTAGTCAGTAATTCTTCAGCAAATTTATCTTTTTTAAATGTCTCTATACAATCCTCATCGCTCTGCCCTTCATAATCTCTTTCGTATAAGATAGTACAATCAGATGCCTTTATACCGATGTTATCGAACCATTGATGTTCACACTTTTTTTTTTCAACTGACATCGCAGTTTTATAACTATTATCAATCTGTGGTAATCCCATCATATCGATAATCTGCTCAACTGGATACGCATCGTATACCTTCTGAATAATGCTATCAGGTAGTAATGATTTTATCGGTGTTGATTTCTTAAAGTAGATATAGTTAGCAATACCAAAGTAAGAAGAGAAATCATTAATAATCTGCTCTAAGATTCCTTGTCTAATAGAAATGTATGTTGATTGGAATAACTCATACGCATCTAACATCTCATTCCTTTGCCCTAATGCTCCTTCTGTTGCTACTCCGAATAATACTGGACTAACTATGTTGTGAGATGTGAATATCTCCTGATCAACTCGTTTTCCTATCTCGATAAACTGCTTATCTAAATCATTCGGACTAAATGACTGTATTGTTGGTGCATTGTCTTGAGATGCATTGAATGTAATCACTAATCCACCTGCTTTATCTGTTCCGGTAGCTTTCTGCTTTATCTGTCTTTCAATCTGTTTTTTTGCTTCTTCTGTTGGAGGAACTCCATTGTTAAACGATATGATCTGCCCCATACTGAATCCCGATTTGATGTTATTCAAATGGAAGTTAGATATCTCAATGTCTGTCTCTATTGCAGATGTTGCTCCGATATAATTCGGTATACCATATACGTTCTTATCAACTCCATTCTTAGGTGACTTCAGTTTAAATACAAACAACTGACTACCCTTAACTTTGTTCTCATAATCGAATGGTTCTAACTCTTTGAATCCAGTCTTCTCTTCTGTCTGTTTTGATTGCTTCCAATCGTTTGAATAGAAGTAAACAGATTCATCTGCATTGGTTCTTATCTTACTAATCGGCATATATGCGAAATCAGCGATTTCTTTCCCCAATTTATCATAAATTATTTCGATTGCAATCGAATTAAATAACTCGAAATCCTTAATCATATCATTGATGAAAGGTTTCAGCTTATTAATAAACTTCTGAGTAATTGCTTTCTGACTTACTGTAGATGTCTTATCATCAGTCACCAAACCACCACCATAGATATAGTTAGTCTTACCATTGATAATGGCATTGTGCTTAGCACATCTTAGATACAACTCTATTAGGTAATCGGGATAGTTATTATCCTCACCGAAGTAAATGTACTCCTTATTTTTTACCTCTTTAAATTCGGGAACTTTATGATTCTCAAACTTTATGTATAATACGTTACTGGTTTCGCTCA